CGAATGATAAACAACCAGACACCAATGGAGGCCCTACTACCCTTTCAGGCATAAAGTACATCCAAGGTCGTAACCTGACATACCCGCGGAACCATAGCTCTTACCATGTTACCCCCGTGATCAATCCCTTGTCACATATCGGTCATGTTGCTTTATCAAGCAATTGAACAAATTTGAAATTAACCAAAACAAACAATTTTTAATTTCGCTGATTTAGCAATGCTATCCGTCTATAGGTGTACTCTCGCACACATGGTCGGACATCACCAGCAAGGCTAGGTCTACTCTCCACTCTTTGGAGTTCAACTCCCACCTTCATCATAAGAAAACGAAGAGAATAAACAAGTCAGTTTTTAAGCTGCTTATTCTTTCCTTTCTCTTCTACAATCTCGGTTGATGAACTCCGAGAAGGTAAAGTCAAAAGATGGGTTACAGCAAACGATTGCACATAAGTCCATATCATATCTAAGGACGAATCTTCATTTGACAAAAAAGTGCCATTGGTTGGATTTGTTGCATAAAAAATTGAATATGCATTTTCTCCCCAAAACTGAAAGGTTGTTACACCTTCCAACCATGAGACACTATGTCGTATTTTCTTAACACCATCATTGCAATCTGTTAATTTTGCATGTTTGAAAAGTTCATAATACGTTCCAATCAAACCCTCCATATACTCTAAATGGGATTCGAGATCTATCAAACGCCCAGCATTTGGCAACAAACTCTGATTCCCATAAGGATCTCCATACCAGTTCGCCTTAAACACAGGACTAACTGGCAAATATGCTAAACGATCAGGCATATATCCATTGTATCCAGGAGTAACACTAAAGCCCTTTCCAATAGTGTCATCGGTAACGTAATAATTGGGGTAATAAATAAATCCATTGTACCAATAATATGTAAGAACATCTTCTTCATACTTTGGATTATGAGAAATCACCTCAATTATATCCTCTCCAACTGCAACCATTTTCTTATAAACAACATTTGGCACAATTTGCACAAAAACACCACAATCAGAGGCACTAAGATAAGCACCATGAGTTGTAGGCTCTGGCATGGTCCAATCAAGAAACACACACAACAAATAGGAATTTGGGGCTATCAAAGGATCATATCCTAAAACATCACCAGTAAACAACTCGATATTGGGCAATTCATAACCAACATCATATTGCATCTTAATATCTCCAAATTCCTTAAAATCAATATATAACCCAGTAAAGCATGCTCTTCCTGTATCATCCATCGATTTAAACTCCAAATCAGTGAAGCGTGGGAACCAAACACGAGAAAATTTTGACGTTTCCTCAACTGTTGGTTCTTGTTCTCGCACACACCAATGAGTAAAACTACGATGAACCGTGTTAACAGGAAAAGCATCTACGCATTTGGGTTTTTCTTCTCTTCCTTTGATTCAACTTTCTCTTTTGATTTCACAATAACAAAAGTATCACGCAACTTTCGAAACTCTTCCAACTTGCGCTTGGCAGCTTCATCAACCTCCTTCCTCGCTTCAGGTTTTAAAGTTGCTTTGAACTCTTTCATCTCCTCAGAGAGTTTTTCCTCTTCACAATAAGGAATTGTTGATCCAATTGAAGTCACAGTTAAGCTCGAACTAGATGATTGTTGGACAGGAGCAGACACACTTTTCTGCATAGAAACTGAACCAGACCATAAATCATTAGGCGTCCAAGTCTCAGAATAACAATCCACAACCAGGGTCGCCCACAATGTACCAAGCTTGTCACTCAGACCAGAACCCAAAGTAGTGTCAACAGCACCCAAAATCAAACAATCTTCATCATAAAAATCACCACCATAAGTCAAACTGGTGATTTTCAACGCCAATCCAGTCATTGGTTGATCCATCTTCCAAGGTTTAACCGCTATAAACGTACACGGTTCACAAACTGGTGTCTCAACCTTCCCAGGTATAGAAGCAATATCACCATAAGTGTGCTCAATATTATCATAAATATTGTTCGTAGACACTTCACGCTTAACTGCAAAAACCAAATTTCCTGCAGTAGTTTTCGGCACACTCGGAGAATACTTGAATACCAATTTTCGGACATAATACTTGTCAAAATATCGCATGGAATCGGTAATCTTATTTGATACAGGAACACTTTTTGACTCAGTTGTGAAATAAATGTTTGAAATCAATTCCGTATTAGTGCCTGCACCAATATGTCTACCATTAATTGAGGAAACCATGCCTTGGTCATATCGATAAGCGTTTGTGTCAGCAATAGGGATTCTAAAAATATAATTTTCATGGTTTTGAGTAACAGGTAAAGCATTGACACTACCACTCACACCATCAGAATTCGCTGAAAAAGTATTTGTGTCTCCTGTTCTTCCAATGACACGACACAAATATTCAAACTCAAAACGCTTACCATTTCCATAAATAGGATGATAAGGAGCAGCACCTTCCTGCTTATCCCGAGGCTTTCGATTAGCCAAGGGATATCGATAACCCTCAGTCTTTTTCATTTGAGAGACAATTCTTTTTTCCATGGAGGCAAGGTTACGACCAGGTCCAGCACGACGCTGACGACGCTGACGGCGCATCACACCTCCAGTTTCTTTTTTCACTTCTTGCTTAGCAGCTTTCTTCGCTGCCTTCTTAACACCTTTCTTCATCTTGGCATACTTCTTTGAATTCAGAAGATCTGCTGATCGAAAAGTTCTTCGCACTTGTGACATTTTCACAATTTTCTTTTTATTCAGATCTGTTCTTTTAAAGGCCTTCTGGATACTTTTCAAAAACATCAAACAAAGCGAAACGATCAAGCAAAGAGGAACTAACCTCATAGCCAAGATACATCTGCAAACATTCGGAATCAGTAAAAAATGAAGCCATAATATCCTGAAATCGTGGCTCAACAACACCTGTTTTCAACTTTACAGGTTCGAGTCTCAATTGGTCATCATAATTTTTCCTCAAAAATTCAATATACTTCATAATCTCACAACGACACTCATCATTAAAGAAACTCTCCAGTCTAAGTGCATGGGCCCGTAATAATGCCATCTTTACACTCATCTGTGTTTTGCCACCATAACATAAAGCACACATAATTTTCTGCGTTTCAGGATAAGGCACCCAACAGTTTGCAAATAATTTAAAATTCTGACAAAGAAAGTCACACTGCTCAAACTTTCGTGGTAAATAATTCTCAGGAATATCAGGATCAGCATGCGCTTTAATTCCAATCTTCAACCACTCGGCCTTCACTGTTTGAGCATTAAACCATTTCACCACTTCGTCACTGACAGACCACAAGTTATCATCACCGTTCAACGCAGCTTCCACATTTTCTTCGAAATAAGACTGCTTTCGCATATCAAAAAGAGGACCCTTCAAAATATTCTCATTATGTGGTGCAAGTCGAATCCAAGCATATGCCAACAAACGATACAAAATCAACGTATTATCAACAATTGTGTTGGCTGAACCAGAAGGGTTACCAATATGCTTAATGAAAACTTCACCCGTAGTACAAACAGTGACAGAATGAACAATTTCTTCATACACGTGGTACATCATATTGTAAATAGACTGCGTTCGATATTTCTCTTCCAACATATGAAAACGAAACTCAACAAGATCAAACAGCAGCCTAGCTGCCAACGTCGCATCATAGGCAGACTCATCAAGTGAAAATGTGTTAGGGTGGCGTCTAATTCGAGACGCCAAACGATCAATGCCTCTCTTATACTTTGTAGCTCCAACAAAAGACCAATGCTTATTTGCCGTCGAATAAAATGAATCATTCATAAACCAACAAAGCATCATAGTGAGCATAACATGTTCAAGAGGTGAACCCATAAACACACGCATTTTGTTTTCAAGTAACTTAATGAACTCACGAAGTTCGTATTTCACATTATTAAGGAAGAAGACAGGCACTCGTCCTCGAAGCTTACACTTCATAATATAAGAATAAAAATAATTCCAAAAAACAGCAAGTTTTAAAACATCATTCTTTGTCAATCCTAGTAATACCCATGGGTACCCAGGAGATGTTGTCTTATCCATCTGTCGTATAACTTCCTCAATAGTCAACAAACGAGATCCACTCATAAAAGGGTAAAAATGCTTTTCCATATATCCGAAGGACAACTCAAAAGCAACCATATCAAAAACTGGTTCTGGTAAAGCATACTTAAAAAACCCTTTAAATCCTGCTTCATCATTACACAAAGTCATAGCATACTGATTAAACTTATCTTGCATCTTCATTCCATACCGATCCAAACAAAATCTATCAGCATACGGATTAATTTCAACTTCCCTAGCATATCGAATATGCCTCTTCACATTTCCAATAAAATCCAAATTCTCAGGAACATCAAATGAAACCGCTTGTACAATACATTGATGCGTCTTTTTATCTTTTATTTCTTTTTTACACGCATCAGACATACCGACAAAGCGAATTCTAAGTAAAGTTTGTATTTCCTCAGGAAAGTCAAAAATAATCTCCTCGAGCTTAATGCGAGGAGATTTTATAGGTTTTTTGTCGTCTCACCCAACTTATAAATCTGCTGCTCTTGCATGGCAGCAGCAAAAAGCTGAGGTGAAACAGGAATAAAGCCATTAACATGGGCAGCATCACTACCCCATTGATGTAATCCAACTAACTTTGTGACGCCATTTTGAACTTGCCAAACACCCGCTGAACAATTTCCATCCATTGAAGACGCGTAATATCCAACAGAATTATCTGTATAAATTTGCCCAACACCAGAACTTCCGGTAATAACAGGCAAAACTTGCTTCGTATTCTCATACGCAACTAATGAAACAGGCAATTGTTCGAACTGGGAAATCTTCGGTACAACAGGTTTTAAAACATCATTAGGAAAAAGGACTTTGACTAAGACCAAATCTTGGCCTTTAATATCATAAATTCGGAAATCTTTCCTTTCTCCAATAGAATCACGTGTAATTTTGGAATCAGGTCGCAATTTCAAGTTATTCCACAAAATAAACATTTTTTCAAGTGATGATTTCTCAAAAACTGCATCAATACCATGTTTAACCACAGCAAAACAGTCACCACCAACATAAACACAGTTAATAAAAACATTTCCATCATCAGTGCAAACACGCCCTAAGCTGGAACATGTTGCTGTCAAATCAATAGATGGTGATTCTTTAAGCTGGACTTGTTTCTTTGCATCAACTGGCTTCTTCGGGACAAACTCTTTCGCTTGAGATCGCAAGCTATGTCTAAAGAAACAATTTTTCCTTCCACATTTGCCAAGTTTTCTCTCTTGATCACATTCTGATTGACCTAAAATAGCCTTTGCTAAAGTTTCAGATAAATCATGATTAAAACCACAAGTCTTTCGATGAAAACAAGCTCCTGTGGCTAATTGCGTAACACACGGCATGCGATCTTTTTTCTTATCAATGGCAAAATCTTTCTGCCCTGTGTGATTCAAAACACAATTTTCATGATTACTCAGAGTATGAGTTTTATCACGACATGGATAATCATTAATTTTCCAATCGGCCGACTGATCATTTTCTCGTTGCAATATCTGCTTTGGAGAATCCTTGTGAGGCAATGGAGCACTTACACGAACCTCCTTCTTTTCTTCAACAACATGGTCAGCAATTTTTTGTTCAATCATACTCTCTTTAATAACTAAGCGCTCACGATTAGCTTGCTCAACAATTGCTGGCCACTTAGCCTGCAAATCAAGCATTTGTTTCATGAGTTCCTTAGCTTTCAAATCAGTTTCAGTCAATTTAGCTTGCAAATCAAGAATTCGAGCGTCATATCGAGCCTGAACTGCTAACACTTTTTTCTGTGCATTCAGCTCAGCTTCTTTCAACTCACTTTCTTTTTGTTTAGAAACTTGTTCAAGTTTTTTAACCGCATTTTCAGCTTCTTGACGAAGATGATCACTCTCAATCTTTCCTGCCGCTATTTGTTCTTTCAACAATTTCATATCATCAACAGCAGCTTCATGGCGTCGATATCGAGGCTGATTAGCGTACTTTGCCAAGTTTGCAGCTTTCTCATCCATATCCTGCTCACGGCGTAAACGCTCAGCCTCACGACGCTCATCATCATCCTCATCATAATTCTTTTGATCATAATATTCAGTATCATAAATCTGAGCAGCTGCATCTTCGCGTCGCTCTTGCTCAGAACGATAATCCAAATAAGGTTCATTAGGACCCTCAGCATCTGCTTCGTCATCATTCCAATCTTGATAATCAGGATTAAGAGAATTTCCAT